TCGGCTTTGGCAATGGCGGCCCTGAGATCAACAATTAAATTGTTCGGGATGACACCCTTGCTCGGCAGTATTGACGGCCAATAGTCTGACATTGCCTTTGCTGCACGCACCAGTTCGAGCGCTGCTCTGCTCGAAAGCAGGCCCGTGTAGTGCGCTATCATTTGTTCTTCGGTCGCCATTTCCATTCTCCCTCATATGCCAGTGAAAGTTGGGTTAGTTGGGGTGGCTGCTAAACTCGCTGCGACCGCCACCGCTTGCTTGAGGGCCTTGCGTTGCCGCCCGCGATATCGCTGTGCGCGGTTTCGCCAGATGGGAGACAATTCGATTTGATATTGGGTCGGATATTTGTCCCAAGCATCGGGGTCGATCTCTCGCGCAAGGTCAGCGAACGTAATCATTCCGCGCTCGCCCCAGATATATCTTGGAAGGTCAGTCCGAATGGTCCGGCTGACGGGATCCAATCGTCCATCTCAATGGAGCCGTCTTCACGCTTCCATTCGTGGCGCTGAAACCAGCGGTGACCGTCTTGCTGCTTCCAGATGCGATAGTGCGAAACGCCGTGGTGACCGAATTCGACCCAGCCGGTTCTTTTGATTTCCGCTTCGTTCGTCATCGTCGTCCTCCATCCAGTAACCGTGTGTGATGGGGAGAAGGTTTGCATATTGCAAACTAGATGGCAAGGGGAAAATTTGCAGATTGCAAACTTTTTTCAGGGCGTGCGATTACGATTCCGCAAACCCGAGTCATTCCAATGGCTTAGGACTAATAACAGTCAGTCGAGGTAAATGTGCCCATCGTGCTGCTGGTGCAATGGACGGGCTTGGGCAGGCTTGCCCGATAAGCCTGCTGCTGGGCGGCGGCGTTCTGTAAGCTCTGACCCATGGCAGCAAGCGCGAGCGCGGCCCGCTGGCGGCGTTCGGCGTTTATCTGGACTGCTTGGGTCACATTGCTTTCGAAGTCGTCATAGGCCGTCTGTGCGCCGCTGATGAGTTCCTTGTCGGTGATCCGACCGGCGTCGAAGTCTGAGGCCAAGAGGTCCATCCGCTGGCGGTAGACCGTGAATATCCCCATCTCCGAAAACTTAATGGCTTTGAACATGGTAAGCTGCGCGTCCATCACGCAGCCGTTCAGGGCGGTCATATTCTTGAAAGTGCCGTCCTTGCCCTGCCGGATGCATTGTTGGAACGCGAGCTGGTAGTTGGCCTGCGCCATGGGAACGGCGGTTTCGTCATATGCCGCCGCACACCCAGCCAATGTAATCCCGATACTACAACAAGCAACCTTAGCGAGCTTCATCTGCGGCCCCTCCCGCCTAGATTATGCGACCTTACGCCGGAATGCCTCTAGAATCGAGGAGGCCCTTGCCCGGTCCTCGTCTGGGATGGCTGCCCAGACCTCCAGAATGGCCGTGGGGACCAGGTGCGGGTCATAATCGAGAATAGCCCCCGGCGTCGTGCGTAGGGCCGGGGCAAGCCTGTGGAGCCACTTGTTGGAAAGACCTCTCTTACGGTCTTCTAATAGGCTAATTACAGATTTGTCAGTTCCGACCAGCGCCGCAAGCTCCTCTTGGGTAAGTTCGCGGAACTCACGCCAAGCCGCTAGGAAGTGCTTCGGCTCGTTCTCTCGATTGCTCATGTAGCCATTTTGCAACCGCGAAGGCATGCGGTCGTTATCGAAATTGCAAACCGTGGGGTTGACGGGAAGTTTGCAATATGCAAACCTGCCGGAATGATAGAGAGCCGCGAGCATTATTCCCGCCTTGTTGCCATTGGCATCACTCGCCCATACGCGAGCCAGATTGCACGCGGCCTTCGGAAGCCCAGCCTGCGGCTGGCCCTCAAGATATTCCGTGAAACAGGTCTCAAGTTTGGCCCCCTGATCGGTGCGACCACAAAAGACATAGAGGCCGCTGAACGCATTTCATCGAACGAGGCTGCATGATGCACGGGGGAACTTCTGCCGCTATTTCCTTAGGGGGTCAAAACTTTTCACCCCGGCAGAAATATGTACCCGACAACGACAACACGCTTGCGGCTGAGCTATCGAACGTCCTTCGGCTTTTCAGTGTTGGACAAATCGCTCGTGCCGCTGGTTGCTGTAAGGATACCGCGAAGGCTTACAAGAAAGGCCGCGCACTTCCGAACGCCGGGAAACTGATCATCCTCGCCCAGAATCTGCCGCCTGTCGGCTTGTGGCTCGAAGGCAAGATCGATCCCAACAAACGCAAATTAGCCGAAATGACGCTGCTTCAACAGCAAGCCATGATGCCCGGCGAAGAAGGCGCGGAAGCGCGCGCCAAGATGGTCACCATGTTTGCGGAGAGGATAACGCCATGACCTACCGCCAATATGAAAGGATGCCGATGTATCGCGACCGTCCGCCATCCATGCCGCCAAGGATTACATGGTCGATCATCCTGTCAGGCTTTGCCTTCTGGTTCATCCTGATCGACGCCTATTTCCGATGGACCTGACTTAACGTTACCGGCGCTGAGGGGCGCATCACATGGGCATAACGCTGTCGAAACCGCAGAACGCGGGGGCTGTAAGTGACAAACAAGAACTATCAACGCGGCGCTCAATTCGAACGCAGGATCAGAACATATCTTGAGGAATTGGGTTGGACCGTCTTCCGCATGGCTGGAAGTAAAACGAAGGCGGATTTGATTGCCTTTTGCCCTTCGAATGAACGCGGTGTTCTTCATCGTCAGCGTTTCGATGAATGTGCCCATTTTATCCAATGCAAAGCCAAGGGCGCGTTTGGAACAAAAGAGCGTGAGGAATTTCTAGAGCTCGTCTATCGCTGCGATGTGGTCGGCCTATTTGCGTGTGCCCCAAAACGCAAAATCGAATTCTACTACGCCGGGGACCGCAAGAGTGCAGACCAACCGTTCATTCTTCCCGGTGTAGCCAATCATGCCACCAACTGCGATTACCACGCCGATCAGAACCCCTCCGAATGCACATGCCGGAGGACCGCGGCATGATCACCTGTCACGAAATAGGCCGCGTGGTCTGCGCACACTTCGTCCTCGATCCAAAGGTATTTTGGGCACCGGGCATGGGCTATCGCTCTGTCCACCGCCCCCGGCAGATGGCAATGGCTTTGTGCCGGGAGTTCACCGGGGCATCGTATCCTAAAATTGCCAAAGCATTTTCCAAGCGTGACCACACCACGGTCTACCATGCCGTTCGAACGATGCGCGCACTCGAACTGGAAGACATAGACGTTCTGCGTTCCATGCGCGCCCTGCGCCGTGACATCGAATATCGCTTCCTGACATCCCAAATCCCGCAATACGTCAAGCCGAAGGTCGAGCTTTTCACGGCAGCGGAAAGGACGGCTGCGTAATGGCGCGCATTCGTCCAAAGAATTGGGGCTCCTATCAGCACTACAAAGACCGCGATCCGACATGGATAAAGCTCCACAAACGTCTGCTGGACGATTACGAATTTCAATGCTTGCCGCTTGCTAGCAGGGCGCTAGCACCGATGCTTTGGCTTATTGCGAGCGAGGACAAGGATGGGTGGTTCGACGCCAACCCTAAGAAACTGGCATTCCGCCTGCGTTGCTCTGAGAACGAAATGAGGGATGCGCTTAAGGCATTGATTGATGCTGGGTTTTTCGAATTGGAGACAGGCGCTAGCGACCCGCTAGCAGAATCGGAGCGCGTCGCTAGCCCAGAGAACAAGAGGCAAGTTACAAGTTTAGAACAAGATCAGACAGAGAAGAATGCAAGGTCCGCTGGCGCGGACGAACTCGAGCCCGCGTTCGAAGCCTACAACCTCGTAGCCGAAGAACTCGATTGGCCGAAAGCACAAGCTCTCACGCCCAAACGGCGCGCAGCGCTCAAAGCCCGTCTTTCCGAAGTTGGTGGCTTGTCCGGCTGGCGAGCGGCGATGGCGAAGGCGCGCGCATCGCCGTTCCTTCGTGGCGAATCTGGCCGCGACAAAGCTCACGAAAAATGGGTGCCGGATTTGGATTTCTTCTTGCAGCAGAGCGCATTCACCAAACTCATGGAAGGCAAATATGACGATCGAGAAGGGGCCCAAAGCGTTCGGTCAGCTCACGACACATTCCTTGCCGCAGCAGCTTCCATCTGAGCGCGAGGAAGCACCGGACAGGCCGAAGATCATTGCGGCCTTGCTTGCTGGCCTCACCGGCCATTTCTACCGCCCAGAGATGGCGGAAGGCTTGGCGCGTCAGGTGCTTCTCGACTTCGTGAGCGATCTACGAGATTTCGATATTTCGGACATTCGCGCCGCTGTCGAAACCTACCGACGAAACCCGGCGTCGAAGAAATTCCCGACACCTGGGCAGCTTAGAGAGCTCGCGGCAGAGGCGCAGAACGAGCGCCGTGCACGTGCCACCGCCTCAGCCAGTCCTCCACAGGCAATGGCGCAGCCAGCGCAGGGCGACCGCCCAAATTTGTGGTGGATGAAACCGCGAGAGCATTGGGATCGGAATTGGAGCGAACGCGATGTCCCGATGGGCGAGAAGGTCAAGCACAACGGCAAATGGCGGGAGCCTGAGCGTGTCGTGTTCTGAGACGTTTCACGTGAAGCAATCTTTACGAATAACTAGTGAGGCCACCCGATGAAAAAGATTTGTTGCACGGAATGCGGCAGGCCATTTGAGCCTATCGCCGGGGTTACTATGGACCGGGGCCTTCACACTGTCCGGCGCGAAGGCTTTCAGAGCGCGGCGGTTCTCACAAGCAAGGAATTTGCGATATTCGAGGCCATCCTTGCCCGTGGCGGAAGGCCGGTAAACCACTACGCCATCTTCGATGATGTGTATTCACTTTTGCCGGAATGCGACCAGCCAGACCCTGAGATCGTGAAGGTTTTCATGATCCGGATTCGGGTCAAGCTTGCCCTTTTGGGTATCCGAATTGTGAACGTGTATGGCCATGGGTACGGGCTTGAGTTTGAAGATCGGCCCATCGAAAGGCCCACGCGGCAAATCCGGAAACCAACGCTCAAGTCGGTTCATATGGAGGCAGCCTGATGGCTAAGCCCCGCCCAGCAATGCCCGAACCGGAAGGCCCGGCCGTTGTCACGTCGACGCATGTCCGCGACCGCCTCATAAGCACGGTTGCTGGTGCTCCAAAAGCGTGGCGCAACATGGGCGAACACCCTCTTTCGATAGCCTGGTTCAAGGGGTTGATTGACGATGATGAGTTCGCGGCGGGTGAATGCTACCGCGCATTCTGGGAGAAGATGCAGCGACCCGGCAAGGACTCGACGCAGTTCGTGGTCGTGTCTGGCGATGCAACGCCCCTCACAGACAACCAGATTGACGCCATGCGCATTGTGGAGGGCATGGAGACCAATCTTAGAGCCCAAGGCTCGGATGGCTCACGCTATGCGGTCCTCGTGCGTAAGCTCTGCGGGGAGCGTCACACGCCAGCGGAAGCATGTAGGGCGGCAGGCTTCAAAAATCCGCGAGACGTGAAGCCCACGATCAAGCTCGCACTCAGTAAGCTTTCCGTAGCAATTACTAAAACCAGCTTTGTGATACGCACATCACTTGCCTCTTGACTTTCTTCCGAAAAACATGCGACAATTTCTGTATTCCAAAAAACTGCGTCTGAGGTAACCCATGAGCAAGGCTCATCCGGGCGGCAAGATCACGTTTAAGCCTGACGGCGGCACGACGCTTTGACATGCCTCGCCGCAGACGTTTCCCAGCCTTCCTTACCGGTCTGATCGGTGAAGGCGAAGCGGAGCGTTGGGCAGTAGATGGAGACTTCGACGACGAACCGGGTTGTCTCCAAGATATTATCAACCGGATCAAACGCTTCGGCTCAATCGAAATCGGAGAGGGTGGGTTCGGTGAAGCATCCGACTATCATCCGCACCATGTCAGTTCATAAACTGAAATTTACAGGCCCTAACAATGTTTCAGCCCGGCCAATCAGGTAACCCGGCGGGCAAGCCCAGGGGGGCCGTCAATAAGATCAACCGTGCTCTCAAAGAGGCGTTTCTTCTCACCTTCGAGAACCTCGGCGGTGCTGATGGTTTGACCGAGTGGGCGAGAGAAAACAAAACCGAGTTCTACAAACTATCCGCAAAGCTGTTACCGCAGGAGATGCGAGCAGAGGTTGATGTCAATGTCAGCCTAGAGGACGCGCTTGAGCGAATTAGACGAAGCAGACCAGAAATTATTGATGGAACTGCTGAACGACTTCCCGACATTCGCGCGGGACTGCTTGCGCATCAAGGACAAGACGGGACAGATCAACCCATTCAATCTGAACCGAGGGCAGAGATACTTACACCAGAAGCTTGAGGAACAGAGAGCAAAGACCGGCAAGGTTCGCGCGCTGCTTCTGAAAGGCAGACAGGGTGGGTATTCCACCTACGCAGGCGGCAGGTTCTACCACCGCACATCGACTACGCCGGGTGTACAGACCTACATCCTCACACACGAACAGGAAGCGACGAACAACCTTTTCGGAATGGTTGAACGCTTTCACAAGCACAATCCATTAGCACCATCGACAGGGGCGTCGAATGCGAAAGAGCTTATCTTCGACAGATTGGACTCAGGGTACTCGGTGGGAACCGCAGGTACCAAGGCTACCGGACGAAGCAAGACTATCCAACTCTTTCATGGGTCCGAAGTCGCTTTCTGGCCAAATGCAGGAGCGCATTTCGCCGGAGTGGTACAGGCCGTCCCAGATTTGCCCGGAACAGAAATCATCCTCGAATCCACCGCAAACGGAATGGGAAACGAGTTCCATGAGCGATGGCAAAAAGCAGAAGCCGGAGTTGGAGATTACGCAGCGATTTTCTGTCCCTGGTTCTGGTCAGACGAGTATCGACGTGACCCTGGAGCCGGGTTCGTCTGTGATCCTGAGGAATCCGAGTACAAGCACCTCTATAACCTTGACGATCAACAGATCGCATGGAGACGAGCCAAGCTCGCAGAGTTGAACGACCCGCTATTGTTCAAGCAGGAATATCCTGCGACAGCGGCAGAAGCATTCCAGACCACAGGCCACGACAGTTACATCCCATCCGAGCTTGTGCTCAAGGCTCGTAAGGCCAAGGTCGAAGCAACTGGCCCACTCATTATCGGCGTCGATCCGAAGCGAGAGGGCACGGATAGATTCTCAATCGCATGGAGACGGGGACGCAAGCTTGAGAAGGTCGAGAGTGACGCCAGCCCCATCACCAATACTGTGGCGGCAGCAAAGCTCAAGACGATCCTCGACCGTGATCTTCCGGCTCGCATGTTCATTGATGCTGGTGGGGGTGGCGGGATTTACGACATTCTGTGCGATTGGGGTTATGGCGATAAGCTTCGGCTGGTGAACTTCGGTTCTGCGCCGATCTATCCGCCCCGTATCGACAAAGACGGCAAGAAGATGGCTGGCCCAAAGAATCGCCGGGCCGAAATGTGGATGCTGTCCAAGGAATGGCTGCAAGGCGAGGGCGGGGCAGACATTCCAGACTTGGACTCGTTACAGACCGATGCGTGTGCGCCGGGCTATTCCTACGACATCACAACTCAACAGCTTGTCCTCGAATCCAAAGAGCACATGCGATTAGTGAGAAAGATACGCAGCCCGGATGAATGGGACGCGGTTGCGTTGACGTTTGCCGAGCCTGTGAACCCGAACGCGAAGTCGTGGCCAGCGCCCGACACGAAATGGATTGTGTGAATGGTTGTTGTGAACGTCAGCTTTGGGCCATGGCATTTCTACCTCTGCCGGGCCCATTGGAGCGGTGTTGGCAAATACATTCTCAAGCCGAGCATCTCGCGCAATCGCTATTGGGAGCGGGAGCTTAAGAACACGCGCTCGTTCTTCCAGATTCACAGATTACCAGGGATTGCTTGATGGCAACTGACGACAAGGAAACCAAGTCGCCAGCCAAAAACCGCAAACCCATGACGACCGAGGAACTACGCGCAATCGTCAGCGCGGAGCTTAACAACGCAGAGGGTGTGAATGCGTCGGAGCTTGCGAACGAGCGGCAGAAGGCCCTTGACTATTATTACGGCCGTCTTCTTGGGAACGAGCGCGCGGGGCGCTCTTCTGTGGTCTCCACAGACGTTCGGGACACGGTCGAGTGGATACTCCCGTACCTCATCCGCATCTTCACAAGCGGCGAACAGGTCGTTCAATTCGAGCCCAGGAGTGCAGAAGACGTAAGCGTCGCTGACGAAATGACGGAATACGTCAATTACGTCTGGATGCACGACAATCCGGGCTTCATGAACTTCCTAGTGTGGTTCAAGGATGCGCTGATCTCAAAGAACGGGATCATCAAAGCCTGGTGGGAAGAAAAGACCGGCTACCGCAAGTCTCGCTTCGATGGGCTGACCGATCAGCAGTTTCAGATGCTGGTGTCGGACGATAGCGTTGAGGTTCTAGAGCATTCCGAATACCCAATGACGGTCGATGTGCCGTCACAGGACCCGAACACCGGGCAGGAGGCATTCCAGCAGCAGGAACAGACGGGCCACGATGTCGTCATCCGCCGCGCGAAGAAGCAGGGGCAGTGCTGTGTTGAGGTCATTACTCCTGAGTACTTCATCATATCCCGCGATGCGACAAGCATTGAAAACGCTCGGCTCGTGGGAGACAAGATCAGAACGACTGTTTCTGAGCTACTTGAAGAAGGGTTTGATGAAGCTCTCGTTAGACGGTGTGCAGGAAGCGCGGAAGATAACGCGGCAAGCTCTGGCGAGGCAGCGGCCCGCGATACAGTAGAGAACTTCGGGGACAATGACGACGATTCCCCATCCGACGACTCCACACGCACAGTTTGGAAGTCTGAACTGTATCTCAAGGTCGATTACGACCGGGATGGGATAGCCGAGCTACGCCGCATTGTGGTGGCTGGTGCAGGCAACGAGATTCTTGAACAGGAGGAATGGGAAGGCGAGGTTCCGTACGCCTCTCTCACGCCCGTTCCCGTCCCGCATCGCATGTGGGGCTTTTCGATTGTTGACCTGATCTCGGACATTCAGGTCATCAAGACGACGATCCTCCGGCAATATCTGGACAATCTCTATCTCCAGAACAATCAGCGTGAAGAAGTCGTAGCCGACAACATCGTTGATCCGACCGAACTGCTCTCCAGCGTTCCCGGCCAGAAAATCCGGGTGAAGATGCAGGGGTCCATCACCCCGATCATGGTCCCCGACCTTGGTCAGGGCGCGTTGGCCGGTCTTGCCTACATCGACCAGATCAGAGAAAACCGCACAGGCGTCAGCGACAAGACGCAAGGCATCGGTGCCAACAAGCTGCACGACACCGCATCCGGCGAGCAAATGCTCATGGACGCGGCGCGGGGCAAGATTGAGCTTATCGCGCGTGTGTTTGCCGAAACCGGCGTCAAGCGTGCGATGCAGCTTATCCTCGGTCTCGTCTGCCAGTATCAGCAGGAAAAGCGCATCGTTCGGCTGAGGAACAAGTGGGTGCCAATCGACCCCACGATGTTCTACGACGACGCGGATGTGACGGTATCGGTCGCCCTTGGCATCGGCGACCGTGCCCAGCAGCTACAGAACGCCATGCTGATATTCAGCATTCAGCAGCAGGCCAAGACGTTCAACCCGAACGCGGTCTCTGCCGACAATTTCATGAACACGGCTGAGCTTGCTCTCAGCGGCATGGGGATCAAAGGGCCGGAGCGGTTCTTCAACTTCCAGGCTCTTGACCAACCGCCTCCGCAAGGCTCGGACCCGAACGCGGCGCAGGCTCAAGCCAAGATTCAGGCGGCGAACATCATGGCGCAGGCCAAGCTCGCCAGCGACAAATACACGACCGACGCGAAGGCGCAGACCGATCTCTACCAGATCGAAGCTGAGGTTGCCGCCAAAGAGCGTATCGCGCTCATCAACGCCCATACAGACATTGCGACGAACGCACATACGCAAGCCACCAAGTCTCACACTGAGCTTGCGAAGGCGGCTCAAGTGAATATCGGAGGGAAGCCGGGTTGACCGAACAGGACAAGATCAATCGCGGCCAATCCGCAGCCGCCATCCTCGACTCAGCCCTATTCAACGAAGTCATCGCCACGCTGGACAAGAAATACGTTCAGGAATGGCGCAACGCACAAACGCCCGATCTCCGGGAGGATTTACATCGCAGAGTGATCCTCCTGTTCGAGATCGTCAAAGACATCCGCGACATCGCCGTCAATGGGGTGATGACAGAAGCCCGTGAGGCTGAATTGCGCGGTGAAGAATACGTGCCGCCACGCAAATCGTGGCTTAGCTCTCTCAAGGAGATTGTATGACGGACACAGCGCAGGCCGAAACGGCCCAAGATGTCCCAACCAACGCCACAGAGTTCTTTGAGCGTTTCCTGAACGCCAGAGACGAACAGAATTCCTCTCCAAAGCCAGAGGCCGCTCAACCAGCGGCGGCAGAGGAGACCGAGAATACCGCAGCCGCAGGCGATGACAATGAAGATCGCCCCGACGCGGAGACGGACCAACCGCAAGCCGACGCACAGGACGCAGCCCCAGAGGTTGCCGAAGCAGAAGCCGAGGAAGCGCCCGTCACGGCAGAAGCCAAGCCCACCGTTCCAGAGCCCAAGCCAGACGATCCGGCCATTGCGGAAGCGAACAGGAAGGCAGCAGAAGCCGACGCCGCAAGACTTCAATACCTCAATCAACTGAACACTCTCGTTCCGCAGCTACAGGCAGCGGTCGCGGGTGAGTTCTCCGACATCAAGACCTGGGAAGACCTCAGGACGATGGCCGAGAACGATCCCAGCCGCTACAACCGCTTCGTCATTCGTTCCCAAGAGCTTCAACAGGCTCAAAGAGCGCAGGCCGACGCGGTAACCCAAGCACGTACGCAGTGGTTACAGGCCGAACAGCAAAAGCTCGCGAAAGAGTTGCCGAACCTTGACGACAAGGCCAAGGCAGAAATCGTGACCTATGCTCGCAAGGTCGGATATTCCGATCAGCAGATGGCCCAAGCCTCGGCGCAGGATGTCATCATCCTTCACCGCGCAATGCAATTCGAGAAGATGCAGGCCGATCAGGCGAAAGCCCAAGCGGCTGCAAAGAAGATCGCCGAGAAGAAGGTTGCCAACGTGCCGCCGGTGCAGAAACCGGCCACCACACGGCAGCAGAACTCGGTAGCAGATCAGATTGAGGCAGAGAAGAAGCGGCTCCGCAAGTCAGGACGTGTCGATGACGCGGCCCTGATTTTCCAGCGAATCCTCAACTGACGGAACCACTTCAATGACTATCCAGACCAATGCCTTTAACTCCTATGGAGCTATCGGCAATCGTGAAGACTTGACTGATGTCATCTACAACATCAGCCCGACCGAAACGCCGTTCATCACGGCCATTGGACGGACCAAGGCCAAGGCCGTTCTCCATGAATGGCAGTCCGACTCGCTCGCCAACGTCGATAGCGCCAACGCGCAACTCGAAGGCGATGTCGTAAGCGGTACGGCGTCCACTGCCACGACCCGACTCTCCAACATCTGCCAGATCAGCCGCAAAGACGCGGTTGTGACCGGCACGCAGGAAGTCGTGGACAAGGCGGGCCGCAACTCGGAAATGGCCTATCAGATGGCCAAGCGCGGCAAGGAATTGAAGCGCGACATGGAGTCGATCCTCGCCGGTAACCAGGCCAAGGTTTCCGGTGCGACGGCAACCGCTCGCAAGCTTCGCTCCTTCGAAGCATGGCTTACCACCAACACGAACCGCGACACCACGGCTTCGTCCGGTGGCACCAAGGGCAAGTCGGCCACCTCGGCGACGGGCAAGGCGACGGACGCGACGCATCAGCGCTCGTTCACCGAAGCATTGCTCAAGACCGTGCTGGCAAGCTGCTATGACGCGGGTGCCGAACCGACGATGATCATGGTCGGCTCTCATAACAAGCAGGTCGCCTCGACCTTCACCGGCCGTTCGCAGGCACGACAGAGCATCGACTCCGACACCATCCTCGGTGCGGCGTCCATGTATGCGTCGGACTTCGGTGACGTGAAGATCGTTCCGAACCGTTTCAGCCGTGGCCGTTCCGCGTTGGTCATCGACCCGGAATATGCGGCTGTTGCGTATCTCCGCCCGATCCGTGCTTACGATCTGGCGAAGACTGGCGACTCTCTCCGTAAGTACATGCTTGCGGAATACACGCTGGAAATGCGCAACGAAGCCGCGCATGGCGTGATCGCAGACCTGAAAACGTCGAGCTGATCCTTAACTGAGATCGCTTGACGGGGCGGGGAGTTCGCCCCCTCCGGCTCCCCGCCCATTTTTCTCAAGGTGAACATGGACAACAGACGCAGACTTCTCTCGGTCCACGGCTCATATCGCGAATACGTCATCCACGATCCAGATAGACCAGACGATCTCATCATTGAGACCGAACAGGACTGCGAGCCCATCATAGAGATGGCAAGACGCCTGTCCGAAATGTCTCCCGGCAAGGATTTTCGCCATGTCGGGTTCATCCCGGACTTCTTGATGGCTCAAGCCAAGCGAGAGGGATGGCTGAACGACCGCAAGAGATGGAAGCAAGTGATGAACGACCCCGACAATCGTGCCTTTCGGACGTGGCCGGGAAGACTTTAACAGCCTTAGGAGGGTGACATGGCGGCAGAAGCCGTTACGAGTTTCGCAGAACTACCGGATGCAACCACAGAGGTTACTCCAGACCCATTGAGGGTATTGGTCGGTGTTCCGAGTCATGGGCATTGCCCGATAGGTTTCACCACATCGCTAGCAAGGGCGATGACATACTTTCAATCGCTGCCATACGGGGCGGAAAAGACGATTGATGTGTTTGCGTGTCAGGGGTCATTGCTCCCCGATGTACGCACCCGCATCGTCTCCAAAGCCTTTGAGATGAACGCAACGCACCTGATCTGGGCGGATAGCGACATGCTGTTTCCTCCCGATGCGTTCCCGCAGCTATTGAACCATAACAAGCCTGTGGTCGGGGTGAATTACGCCCAAAAGACCATGGAAGCGCGCCCTACGGCGTTCGTGGACGGCGACGAATACACTGGCCCGCTGTGGACCAAGGACGAAACCAACGGCCTTGTAGAGGTCGCGCATTGCGGCTTTGGCCTCATGGTCAACGACATGCGGATTTTCGAGACTATCGACCTTCCGTATTTCGTATTTGAGCCCGCAGCGCCAACAAACGTCATTCAGATGGCGGAGGATGTGTATTTCTGCCGGAAATTGCGGCAGGCGGGCCTCAAGATTTACGTCGACCAGACGCTTTCGCAGAACATCGGCCATATCGGCGAGTTCGTCTACACGCACGACATGGCGAACGCGGCCAAAACGATCAAACTCAAGCAGTATCGGGACTTGCCGCTTTGAGAAAGGTCTGCATTCTGGGCCGTTGCTCAAATACGCGGCAGGACGCACCTATTCATTCCCCGGACTGGGAAATGTGGGTGTTAGGCTGGGATCCGGTCCCGCGTTATCACCGGCTATTCGAGATTCATTCAAACTGGAGAGAGTTTCACGGCGAAGGCGGGGAGGAGGCACGGCTTCACCAGCTTTATCTCTCCCAGCAAGACGTTCCCGTCTACATGCTGGAGAAAGAGCCGGACATACCGACTTCGGTTGCGTATCCCTTCGATGATGTGGCCCGCATTGTTGGCCGCACGGCACAGGGAACGCCATATCTTGAATCCTCGCTCGCCTACATGATGGGTCTGGCGATCCTGGAATTAGAACCGGATGACAGGATCGGCCTTTGGGGCATCGATCTACAGGTCAACTCCGAATACTCGTATCAAAAACCAAACATGGAATATCTCATCGGACTAGCGCGAGGACGTGGCATCACCGTCACGGTCCCGCCGGAGAGTTCGTTGCTCACACACGAACGCGGCGCGCCATACGGTTTTCCGGGCTGGGGCGCTACCTCCTAGGGAATAGTCGATGTCTGTGATGCACTTCCTGAAAGACGGGGCGTCAAACCCAACGCCCGTCTCCGGGTTGAACCCCTTGCCCGTCAATGCGAGCGTAACGGCGACGGCAAGCACGGTCGGCACGGCCACTGCCTCGGCCCCGAGCTATACTGAAGGCCAGAGCGACGCGCCCCTATCGCTCGATCTCAGCGGCAATCTGCGGGTAGCTGCATCCGTCAGCGTTGCATTGTCCGATGCGTCCCATGTCACGGGAACGGCTTCATCTGCCGCCACGCTCTTTACGAGCGACACGACCGATTACCATTCGGTTGCGGTACAGATCACGGCCATTGCGGGCTCGTCCACGCTGGTCGGAGAAGTCTCGAACGACAATTCGACATGGGTTGCGATCAAGGACGTAAAGGGCAACTCAAGCTTCACGTCCACGGGGGTTTACGTCTTCCCCTGCGATGCGCTGTATTTCCGCCTTCGTCAGAGCGTTTACGGCGGCTCCGGCACAACGTCAGCGGACGCTTATCTCCGTGGGACACAGGTTCAGAGCGGCGAGACGCAGCCTGTCAGCCTTTCGACACTCCCCGCTCTTGTGGCCGGTACGGCGATTGTCGGCAAGGTCGGCATCGATCAGACGACAGACGGGACGACCAACAAGGTCTATGTCGGCAACACGGTTGCGGTCTCCGGCACGTTCTATCAGGCCACACAGCCGGTCAGTGCTGCTTCGCTTCCGTTGCCCTCTGGTGCGTCCACAAGCGCCAAGCAGGATTCGATCATCACCGCCCTTGGCTCGCCCTTTCAGGCGGGTGGCTCCATCGGCAACACGTCATTTGGCGTATCGGGCACGCTTCCTGCCTTCGCTGCAACGCCGACCTTCAATCTCGGCACGCTCAATGGTGCGGCAACTTCTGCCAAGCAAGACAGCATCATTACTGCGCTGGGTTCGCCTTTCCAAGCTGGCGCATCGATTGGAAACACATCCTTCGGGATTTCCGGCACACTCCCCGCTTATGCTGCCATCCCCGCCTTCAAGACCGATTTAACCACGCCGGGTACGACGAACCTTGTCTCGATTGGCACGGATGGGCTTGTCCGCACCACGACGCGCGCAAAGACCAAGACGCAATACACGGCCATCTCTGCCACATCGTCTTCGACCGAATATCAGATCGTCCCGGCCGACGCGACGTACAAGCTAGACATCTTCCGCCTGCTTTTGACCAACAGAAGCACCGGAACGGACACATACGTCACGATCAAGGACTCCACCGCTGGCAACACGCTGGCAAAGATTGCCTTGCGCGCGATGACGAATGGCGGGTTTTCCGGTCCTGTAGAGGCCGCATGGCCGCAAGCCACCAAGAACAAGAAATGGGTTGCGCTCGTAGCCACTACCGGCGTCCCGATTGAAGTCACCGCCAGCTATTACCAGGCGTCCACTTGACGACTACGATATTCCTCACCTCCGGCTCGACATGGACCGTTCCGAGCGACTGGAACGCCACGGGTGCGACCATCGAAGCCATTGGGCCGGGTGGTAATGGTGGTGATGGGCGAGCCAGCGCCAACTTTGCCGGTGCGGGCGGTCAAGGCGGCGGCTATGGCAAGGTCACGTCGCCGTCCAACATCAATGTCGGCGACACGCTCTCAATCCAGATCGGCGCTGGCGGATCGACAAACCCAACATGGCTTAAGAACAACGCCAGCACGATCATTGTTCAAGGCGATTACGGCGGCAGCGCCACACTCAACACCCCAAACAACCGTTCACAGACGAACACCGGAGACACTACACATTCTGGCGGCGACGGCGGTTTAACCAATACGCGCTATGGCGCTGCGGGCGGCGGCGGTGCCGGTGGGCCGAATGGTGCGGGTGCGGCTGGCGCGGCTATTGCAGCGGTCCTAATTGCTGGTGCTGGTGGTGGCGCGGCAGACGGTGGATCGGCCGGTGTTGCACCTTCGGGGACTTCAAATCCAGGTGGAAACGGCGGCGCGGCCTTTGACAGCACAGCAGGCGGAACGGGCGGGACCGGAAACAATCCGGGCGGCGCAGGTTCGCACGGCTCCGGTGGCGGCGGCGGTGGCCCGAATTCAACGGCCAGTACGTCAATCAATCTCGGCGGCAACGGCGGCGCTGGAATCAACTGGACGCAGACTTCCGATAGCGCGACGGCAGGACCCGGCGGCGGCGCAGGCGGTGGTGGCGGGCGCAACGGAAGCACTGGCCCTGTAGCTGGCGACGGTGGCGGCGGTGGACTCTACGGCGGCGGTGGCGGTGGCGGTGGCTCCGGTGGTGCATCTTCGCCCTCTGGCCCCGGCGGCGCGGGCGCGCAAGGCATCATCGTCATCACCTACACGCCGAGCGGCGGAGGTGGCGGCTCTACCCCTCGTTTCAATCCTGCAAGCACCTTACTTCTTCTCGGAGTCAACTAATGAAATGGCGGCTGTTGGTCGAACGCAATCCATTGATCGGATCGCGCGCGTTCTTCAACACCGGCATTACATTCGAGGCTGACGATCCGCACGCTTATGTAACGGAATTGGGCTTGAAAGACGGGAAGTCCTACGCCGCTGAGGCGATTGTCCCCCAGACCTTATTGCAACGCCTCAAGAAACTGGTTGGCCGCTGATGAGCATCACAAACTACAGCGAGCTTAAAACAGCGGTAGCAAATTACATGCTCCGCTCTGACCTGACCTCACGCATTCCAGAGTTCATCCAGTTTGCCGAAAGCCGCATCGCCTACGGTTCCAAGATACCAAGCATGGTCTCGGAGCCTTTGCGTATCCGGTCTATGGAGACGAGTTCAACGTTGACGGTTGACGCGCAGACCGTGGCATTACCCAGCGGCTATCTGCAATCGAGGCGGCTCTATCTCGCCACTGATCCTATTGCGAAGCTGGATTTCGTCACCCCGGACGTGTTCTGGGAAACCTATATGAGTTCGACCACAGCACAGCCGACAGCCTACACAATCGAAGGCGAAAACCTTGTCTTTGGCCCGACGCCGGACGGCACATACTCTGGCCGCATCCTCTACTACAAGAAATTCGACGCGCTCTCCGGCGACACTGACACAAACTGGCTCCTGACGAATGTGCCGAATGCGTATCTCTATGGTGCTCTCGCAGAAGCGTTTGGGTATGCAAGGGCCTTCGACAAGGCGCAACTGGCTCTGGCGCAATTTGTGGGCATCATCAACGCGCTCAATTCGTCTGATAAGGCAGATCGCTATGCGACCCCGTGGGTTGCAAAAACGGACGTTGGAAACCCGTAAATGCGTTTCCCATTCGCCCCCTGGATGCCGGATCAACCTGCATTCGGCGGCTCAAGCTCGGAGAATGTGGAAAACGTCATCCCGACAAGCTGGGGATATAGGCCGCTTCCATCGTTGGCCCGGCAATCGACAGATGCGCTCGCCGCGAAATGCGTTGGCGCTGTTTCGGTGCAATATCCCGATGGAACGGCAGGAACATTCGTCGGGACGGCGACCAAGCTCTACACCTATTCGGGCGGAACTTTCACGGACGTAACAAGAGCCAGCAGCGATTACACGCTGTCAGATGGGGATTACTGGAGCTTCGCGAAGTTCGGGTTCTATCTGATCGCGACAGCTCCAAATCAGAATCCGCAAGTGTTCCTGTTGGGCACGGATACGGTGTTTACAGATTTGGGCGGCACACCACCGGAGGCCAAGTATTGCGCAACTGTGCGAGACTTCGTTCTTCTGGGCAACCTGTCTTCCGACCCGCGCGCTGTCCAATGGTCAGGCTTTGAAGACGCAACGCAATGGACGGTCGGCACAAACCAGTCGAGCATTCAACCGCTCTATGATGGTGGGCAGGTCAATGGGGTTGTGGGCGGTGAGTTCGGGCTGATCTTTCAGGAACATGCGGTCACGCGCATGACCTATATCGGCCCTCCGGTCATCTTCCAGTTCGACGCCATCGAAACCGAGCGCGGGTGTTCTGTCCCCGGTTCGATCATCAAGGTTGGAAGCCAAGTCTACTATTACGGTAGCAGCGGATTTTCCGTCACAGATGGAAACGGAAGCCAATCTATCGGCAATGAGCAGGTAGACCAGTGGTTCACGCAAAATGCGGACCCGGATTCTCTGTCGTCCATGACGGTCGCGCACGATGCGTTGAACAAGCTTATCATCTGGGGCTTTGTCAGCAACAACCCGACCACTCCGACCGTGCCGGATTTGCTTTTGATCTACAACTATGCGGCCAAACGGTTCGCCCCGGCCAAAACCGAACACGATTTCATCTTTGCACTCCTGTCCGAGGGATTGACCCTAGAGCAGATCGGCGCGCTCTACAGCACGGTTGAGGACGTTCCATCCTCGCTAGATGCGAAGGCTTGGGCGGGCGGTGCGCCAGTGTTCGGGGCATTCGATAGTTCGCATTACCTCGCGACGTTCACAGGGCCTGCTCTACAGGCAACAATAGAAACGCAGGAACTGGAATTGGTGGAGGGCCGGCGCTCGGTCGTGAGCGGTGTTCGCCCGCTCATAGACGCCTCCGACGCGACGGTCATTGTCAGAAGCAAGGACGCACCTTTCGCAGACCTGACGGATACGGCGGCAACTGCCGTGGAATCGAACGGCGTGGCAACGGTTCTGTCCGCCGGGCTCTATCACAGGATTCAGGCTGTGATCCCGTCTGGCTCGGATTGGTCCAAGGCCAACGGCGTTGATGTGGCGATTTCCGACGAAGGCGAGATATGACGGCCGCATATACCCGCGTCCCTCCGATTGGAGGTGGAACACCGCGTGAAATGTCTCAGGCCATCGCCCAGGCTTTAAGGGGAAAGATCAATTCCGTTGGGACGGTAACGCTCAACCAGAGCACGACAAAGACAACGGTGAATAACTCTCTGGTCGGCAAGACATCGAAGGTCTTCCTGATGGCGCAAACGCTACATGCGGCGGCGTCATGGGCGACAACGTATGTGGACCCGGCCAATTACACCAATGGCGAGAGTTTCGACGTAACCCATAACAGCAGTACGCAAAGCGACCGCACATTCGCTTACGCAATCCTAGGACCTTAAGACATGGCAAACGGCGCAGTTACCGCGAACATGAACCCGGCTCAAAACTATTGGGTTGGGGGTCAATACGTCATTCCCGGATACAATCAAACGCCACCCAACATCTTCAACGTCACGCCGAACATCCCGCAGAGCATGACGCCGGGCGCACAGCTCCCGCAGATGGCCCCGCCTCCGCAGCAGCCGCCGCAACAGCCTCCCGGTGGCGGGCTGGGCGGATTGGGAGGTTTGGGTGGCCTCGGAGGTCTGGGCGGGATGATCGGATCTGGAATGCTCGGTGGTGGCAGTGGCGGGGCGCATCCGATCTGGGACGCGATCCTTCGCCAAGTCATGTCCAGCCGCTGAATGAAGCTCATACAGATTCCGCCTGACGTTATCGGTCAGGCATGGCCGCTTATTGCGCCGTTACTCGAAACCGCCGTCGCGCAATCCGAGGGCATCTTCACGCTTGAAGGTGTTGCGCGAGATGTTGCCGAGCATCGCAAGCAGCTTTGGGTGGTTCTGGATGATGAGAACCAGAACAGGGCGATGGCGGCAGGCGTTACATCGCTGGTGACATACGAAGGAGGGGTGAAGACAGCATTCATCGAATTACTGGGCGGGGAGAACATGAAGCAATGGTTCTCTCTCAAGCCTGAAATCGAAGCATGGGCAAAAAGCGAAGGTTGCGCCGAACTCAATATGTGGGCGCGCAAAGGCTGGGCCAAGCATCTGCCGGACTACCGGATTGCACGATACCTGATGCGTAAGGAACTAGCCTAATGGGCGGTGGACAGACTACCTCGACAAACACGAATCAGAACACCGATCCTTGGTCTGGCGCACAGCCATATCTCAAGGACGTGATGTCTCAGGCGCAAAGCCTGTACCGCCAAGGCTCGCAATACGCGCCATTCTCCACCGTCACGCCATATTCGCCCGTCACGCAGCAGGCCCTAAACCTCACGTCGCAACGCGCTCTAGGCGGATCTCCTGTCACGCAGGCGGCAGACGCGGCAACCACAAACATCCTGAACAACGGCGGCACGAACAACGGGGCCAATCCGCTGCTCACAAGCATTGCGAACGGCTCCACGCTCAATTCCAATCCGTACATTGATCAAAACTTCAACGCGGCGGCGCGCGGCGTCACGGACAACGTGAACGCGGTATTCGGTGGGGCAGGCCGTGGCGGTTCGGGGACCAATCAGGATTTCCTCGGAAAGAACCTGTCCGACCTCGCGGCCAATATGTACGGCCACAATTACGATACGCAGATCGGCTCCCGCGATCAGGCTCTTGGCCTTCTGTCGAACAATTACAACACGGGCCAGCAGCAGCAGCTACAGGCTGGCGCGCTTGCTCCTAACCTTGCCGGGCAGGACTACACCGACCTGCAAAACCTGCTCAATGTGGGTGGCGCATACGACTCCCAAGCCCAGCAGTACACGCAGGACGCGCTCAACCGCTGGAACTTCACGCAACAGCAGCCGTGGAACAACCTGCAAAATTACGCAGGCGCGGTGTCCGGCCTTGGTTCTTTGGGTGGCACGACAAGTTCGACCGGCACGCAAACGCAGCCGGGACAAAGCCCGCTGCCTACGTTGCTCGGTACGGCAATGTCCATTCTGCCCTTTATATTCTGAGGCAAAGCGATGGCCTTCTCAGACATTTTCAGTTCGTTCGGTGGTTCGGGAACGAGTTCGATCCCGTGGCAGCAGCTTATCGCGCAGCTCGGTCATGGGATGATCGGTGCCAGGAACTTCGGCTCCGGTCTACAGGCTGGCGTGCAAAACCTCGGTCAATACGCACAGCGCCAGCAGTACCAAGACTCGCTCGCCAAGATGTTCGCGCCGGGCTCCATGCCGAACGAAGTGGCGGTTACACCTCAGACCGGCCCGCTTGGCGATACTCAGGCGCAAGCTGAACAGCGGCAGGTAGCAAATGCGGTCAACGCGAAGCCCTTCTCCGATCAGGGAATGTTGGCCGGATCGAACATCTCGCCGCTCCTGCCGTTCCTACAGCAGCTTGATCCGCAGTCCGCGCTCCCGCTTTTGCTCAAGGCAGACACGTTCAACAAGAAGCCCGAACGCATCCTTTCGCAGCAGGAAGCCAAGGACAAGAACCTCCCGAACTGGCAGAACCAGACCTATTCGGTGGGCGAAGATGGCGTTCCGAAGCCTGTCGGCAATTCGGATGTGATGTCGCCGGAGGCGATGCAGCAGAAGGCGGACTATCGCGCGACCGACCCACAGTTGGATTTGGAGCGTCAGCGCCTTGCCGAGACGCGCCGTCACAATCAGGCTGCGGAATCGGCCTCCGACACACCGCCAGACCCCAACACCGTTAAATATTGGGCGCAATCGGTGGCGGGCGGCGCTCCTATGCCCACGCTCGGCATGGGCAAACAAGCGGCCGGTTATCGTCAGGCCATCCTCTCTGAGGTCGCCAAGATGCAGACTGCTTCCGGCAAATCCGGTGCAGATCAGAACGCGGTCACGGGCAGCTACAAGGCCAACGTCAGCACGCTTGCCAAGATCACGCCGTTGCGCGCGGCAACCGAAGCCTACGAAAACACCATGTTGCAGAACATGGATGCGGCCAAGCAGATGATCGCCAAGGGCGCGGGTACTACCGGCGTTCCGGTCATCAACCGCTGGCAGCGTTACATCAAGGGCGAGTACAAGGGCGACCCCGATGTGGCGGCGTTCAACACGGCTATTCAAACCGTCAAGAACGAATACGCCAAAATTCAATCCGGCTCTATCGGCAACACACCTGTTTCGGATGCTTCCCGCAAAGAAGCGGAGAGCATGGTCAATCCGAACATGACCCCGCAGCAGATCATGGCAAACTTCGACTACATGACGAAGGAAACAGGCAATCGTGCCCGCGCGCTGCGTGCTCAAGAGGGTGCGCTGCGTACAGGCCTAAGCGGTGGAAGCGACTTGCCGAACATTCCGGGCATCCGCGATCCACAAAGCGTTCAGGCTCCGGGCCAGGCCGCTGCCAAAGTTATCGACTTCAACTCTCTGCCCCAATAGGCCGCGCACATGGACGTTAGACTTCCTGACGGCACAATCGTCCAGAACGTGCCCGAAGGGATCACCCAATCGCAGTTGATGGCGCGCCTCGGCAAGATGCCCCAGGCGCAGCCGCAGGACACCGCGCAGCCCTCGACGCTAGACCGTATCATCGCAAGCCCCGTAGGCCGCTTCGCACAAGAGAACGTCGTAGCCCCGGCTCTTGGGTTGGGAACGATGCTTTCGCACGCGGTCACAAACGACCCCCGCGTTGACACGATGCAGAATGCGGAAACGGGTGGGTACGACGCAGCACTCGCCCGCAATCGCAATACGCCGGGATATGCGGAGGCGAGGGCGCAGGTTGATCAATCCAACTTACCGAGCGGCGCTGCATCGGGTGCATTCCTTCCGAGCGTTCAGTCCTCGATTGCAGGGCTACCGGGCCTTATGACTGGCAATCTCGATATGTCCAATGCGATGGCGGATGCGGCCTCGCAGCATCAGGAACAATATCGCAAGGACAATCCCGGCCTAGCAGCCGTGCAGGGATTGACCGGAGGGTTTGCCGCCGTACCGCAGGGCGGGGCCAAGCTGCTTTCCGCAGCCGAAGCGCCGACCGTGGAAGAACTCAAGAAGTCCGCCAAAACAGCGTACGACCAAGTGAAATCTGCCGGGCTGGAAATCTCAGTCGATCCGGTTCGCAACATGGTCAAGGACGTGAGCACGAAGCTTGCGGAAGATGGGTTCGACCCCGTTCTGCATCCCAACACGGCACGCTCGCTCGCTCGCCTCAATGAACTGGCCACGGGTGACACAAGCGTTGTCCCGCTCACCCAACTTGAGACGGAACGCAAGGTCGCTGGGCAGGCGTCAAAAGCTGCAATGACAAACCCCTCCGACTCTCACATGGCGGGGATCATCCAAGATCATATCGACAGCTTGGTTGAGGATTTGCACCCTTCGCAGATCGCGAGCGGAGACCCCGCAGCGGCGCAAACGCTCCAGACCGCCCGCGAGACATGGAAGACGGCCAAGAAGTCTCAGATGATCTCTGACGCTTTCGAGCGCGCGCAGAACGCATCTCAGCTTACACAATCGGGATATGAAAACGCCCTTCGCGGCCAGTTCCGCCAGATCGCCAACAGCCCCAAGAAGATGAACGCCTTCTCCAAAGCCGAGCAGGACGCGATTAAGCTGGTGGTTCGTGGCGGCAAGCTCGACAACGTGTTGCGGTGGGCCGGGAAACTCGCGCCTCGTGGCGTCGTCTCTGCCATGGGTGATATTGCTCTTGGCCACGCGACGGGCGCGGGCGTTGCCCCGTTCATGCTGGCCGGTGAAGGCGCAAAGGCATTGGCGACGAAGGCCACGCTCTCCAATGCCAGCAGGGCTGCAAACCTCGTCCGCAATGGCGGAGATGCTGCCGCGCTTGGCCCGCAGCTTGCGCCTGCCGCCGCTGGGCCGCGTCCGTTGCCCCTTGGCCTGATCGGCTCCGGCTACGAGCAACAGCAATATCAGCCTTGGGGCTTGTCACCTCAATATTGACGGCAACAGCCGCCACAATACCAGCGACCCGATGAAAAGGCTGAAGGCGAGAATATTCCGCCACGGCCCGAAGAATGGTTCTCGCTCCATACCCCCTCAATATCACACTTCGGAGCCTTCTTGAATGGCAGTCAAGAATTGGTCAAGCACGGCGGCGTCAAACGTCTCCGGGCTGACGGGTATCAACTGGAACGAGGGGATGAATGCCGCCGCCGTTAACGATAGCGCGCGCGGTACGCTTGCCCAGATTGCCGATTGGTACGCCCAGATAAAGGGCGGAACGATCTACCCCGCCTCCATCGGGGGCACGGCAAACGCCATTACCCTGACATGTTCCCCAACCGTCGATGCCTACGCCACGGGGCAGCGGTTCCTGTTCAAGGCGACAAACACCAATACCACCACGACGACGATCAACGTCGATGGCCTTGGTGCGAAAACCATCAAGTTCGGCGGTGCCAATCTCACTGCTGGAGCGATCACCTCCGGCGACCTCGTAGTCGTGTCCTATGACGGCACCGACTTCCAGCTTCTTTCCGCCTCTCGCATCACCACAACAATACAAGGGGACGTGAGTACGTTGCAGACCGATCTCGACACAGCAGAAACGAACATCACAACCAACGCCACTAACATCTCGACGCTGACTACGAATACGCAGCGCTCCGTAAACTTCATCGGTAGGCCGAACTCCAAGATTGCGATCTTTGGCGACAGCATCACGGCTCAGAACACGTCCACGAACGCCCAATCGAACCAGGCGCGCGGGTACATGGTCCAAGCCCACGCGCTTTCCATGAACCGCTTCTATTACGACTCCACACTTAATTTCGGCGTTGCTGGCGATACCGTTCAAGACATGATTGACCGCATAAGCGATGTGGTGGCGTCAGACCCCGCGCGCGTCATCTTCCTTGGCGGGACAAACGATCTCAGCGGCGGCGACGACGCACCGACCATCTTTACAAAAATCCAATCCGTTCTCGACACACTAAACGACGCTGGTATCCCGGTAGACATAATTCCGGTTCTCCCGCGCACCTATAACATGGACGCGACGAAACGGAAGGTATTGAACCACCTGAACCACCTTATCCTGAATGAAGTTGGAAGCCGGAATCCTAACTTCTATGGTGTCATACCCGCAAACATTCCGCTCATCGACAAGAATTCATCGACCGGCGACACCATCACGGGCGGCTTTTTCCCTGAAGCTGACGGGAAGTTCCTACATCCCATGGACTACGGCGCAACGCTCATGGGACAGGTGATTTCCTCCTATTACTCAGTCCTGTTCCCAACGCAGCCCATTTATTTCAACAACCAGGCCGACGCTTACGACGCGACGTACAATCCGTATGGCTACATAAATCTCAATCCGTTCATGACCGGGACGAGCGGCACTGCCGGAACGGGGGTAACTGGCAGTGTCGCGACCAACTACACGATAGAGCGCAATTCAGGCTCTACCTTCACCGCAACTGCAAGCAAGGGAACGGACAGCGCGCCGCAGAACGGCGTGACGCAGATCATCACGCTTGGCGCAAGCGGAACCGGTGTGGATGGCGAGAACATCCGCATGAAGCAAACGCATTTCGATTTCAACTTCTCTGTGTTCACCGCTGGCGACAAATTCGTTCTGGAAATCGACGTTGAACAGGCAAATCTCACCAACGTCAAGAACATCTCCGCACTCATCAGCAGTGGAACCACAAGCACATGGTACGGCCTCAGTCCCTCCGGCATTACGGGGGATCGCACGGTTGCAAGCTGTCGCCGCCTTATCAAAACGCACGCTTTTACGCTTTCAAGCTCGGCTGAAACCGTCGATGTGTTCTTGAATATTCAGGCGGATTGCTCCGGCACAGCACCCAGCGGGACGATCACAATTCGCAGCTTCTCTGTCAGGAAGATTCCGTAATGGCCGTCAAGGACTGGTCATCGACCGCAGGGAGCAACATCCAAGCAAATACCGGGATCAATTGGGACGAGGGCATGAATGCTGCCTCCGTCAATGATTCCGCTCGGGCGACGATGGCGCAGATTGCCTCCTGGTATGCGCAGATCAAGGCCGGAACGATCTACTCCGGCACGGTCGGCGGTACGGCCTCGGCAATCACCCTGACATGCTCGCCTACGATAGACGCCTATGCCGCCGGTCAGCGTTTCATGTTCAAGGCGGCTTCGGATTGTTCGGGAGCGACCACGCTCAACGTGGACACGCTTGGGGCCAAGAATATCTATTATGCCCAAGCAGCCCTTGCGGCCAATGCGTTCAAGAGTGGTGATCTTGTAATCGTCGCATATGATGGGACGCAGTTCCAGTTCCTGAGTTCGCAGCGGCCAGTTGTCAGCGCTTCTGACATTGGATCGGGTACGCTATCCGACTCACGCCTATCCTCGAATGTGGTTCTGGAGAACGCGGCCAACGCTTTCACAAGCACGAACTCCTTTTCCCAAGCCCCGACATTTGCAACGGCTCTCGCCATTACAAGCGGCGGCACGGGCGCAACATCGGCGTCGGGTGCGCGTACAGGTCTCGGTCTAGGTTCTATCGCTACGAAGGCACTGAACGTCTCCACGGCCAGCCCTTCCGGCACACCGGCAGACGGCGACATCTGGCTTAAGCGCGCGACATGACGATCAGCGTTGGGAAGTCCGGCGCATACAAGACGGTCAATTCCCTATGGGTAGGCGCATCTGGCGCGTGGAAATCTGTTCGCCAAGGTTGGGTTGGTGCGGGCGGTGCATGGAAGTTGTTCTACACTGCGTTCACGCCTGTCACCCATGCTTATGGTGCAGGTAGCGGCTCCGAAACTATTCCGTCGAATGCTTCTCAAGTCGTAATCACGGCTAAGGGTGCCGGGAGTGGCGGCAACTACAACAACGCCGGGGTAGCTGGCGATGAGACGATAACTACCCTCGCAATATCGTCCTCAGACTGGGGCGGAACGCTATCTTACAGTGCAGGTGCGGGGGGGCTTGGTAAGACAAATACCTCGCGCGCCCCCGGCGGCTCATCGACCATCACCGGGACACTTGCGTCTGGCTCAAAGAGCATCCTCGCGAAAGGCGGTCTGTCAGGCGACACAGATGCTGGATACGACACCTTGAATGCGGGCGCGGGCGGAGCGGGGGGCACACAAGGATTCTCTGCCGATCTCATACCGGGCGGCAATGGCGGCGACGGTTCAATCTCTTTCGTATGGACGTGAGCATGATCCCAAGGGCGGCACGGAACAACAATCCCGGCAACCTCCGTATCGGCCAGCCTTGGCAGGGCCTCATGCCCAAAGACCAGATGACGCCGGATCAAAGGGCAGAGACATCGTTTGCGGTGTTCAAAGAGCCTAAGTGGGGCTTTCGCGCTCTGGCGATCCTGCTCAAGAACTATCACACGATGTATGGGCGCAAAACCATTTTTCAGATCATTTCTCGGTTCGCCCCTAAAAACGAGAACGATACGACAGCCTACATTCAAAGCGTCTGCGATCAAGTTGGCGTCGGGCCTGACGATCAAATCGACACCACGCGGCGCATCATCAACTTTCATCTGTGCAAGGCGATTGCGAAGCACGAAACCGGATCATGGGAGCCGTATTGGTCAGACGATGCGCTGGCCGATGGCTTGGATTTAGCGGGACTCTAACATGAAATTCGAACTCGTTGACGACGCCAAGAAAGCTTGGCGCTGGTTTTCAGTGCAGGCGATGATCCTGTCCGGTGTGGTGCAAGCCACATGGTCATCTCTCTCTGACGATCTGCGTGAGCATTTCCCCCATTGGATAGCGACCACGCTTTCCATCGGCTTGCTGGTGTTCGGTGTGAGCGGGCGCTTGGTGAAGCAGCCAAAGAAGCAGAAGGGCGAATAGATGTTCGGCCTTACAATCTCCCCATGGATCATCATTGGGGCCATCGTCGCATTGCTAGGCGGCGGCGCATACGGCGGATACCACTACGGTTATCTAGACGGTCAAAGCCAGGTCGCGGAACTCCAAAAGACCGTCATAAACCAGAAGCAGGCCCGCATCGACTATCTCGCTGGCGTGTACGCCAAGCTCAAGGTGAGTGCGCAGGAACAAAAGAAGCGTGACGATGACGCCTACAAACAAGTGGTTGCGGCTCGCGACAAGGCGAAAACGGATTACGAAGCCGCCCTTGCACAGCTTCGCATAGAGCAGAGGTCAAATCATGCGATCAATCCCGATACTTGCATTCTGTCTGCTGCTGGGCGCGTGCTCTTCGACAAAGCCAGTGGAGCAAGACCAGAACAGTCTGTGTCCGCCAATCCCAACGCCTCCGGCGGTGCTCATGGAGGCTCCAGCCCCGACGCCTGCGTTACCATCGACCAGCTACAAACCGGCTACCTGAATCTTGGACAGCATGACCGCGCGGTCGTGGCGCAACTTCTCTCGCTGCAATCGTGGGCGCGCGTGTCGCTTCGGGGTACAGCCCCATGACTGACGAGCAAGTCATAAACGAACTGCGCGAGCGCGTTGCGGTTCTCGAAGAGCGCACACGCAAAATCGACGGCATCGAAGAAGACGTGAAAGCGATTCTCGGCAAGTTGGCCGAATTATCAGGCGGCAAGAAAGCCCTGTGGGGTCTGTTCGCCGTCCTAGGAGGTATCGTCACAATGATAGCCGCGATGTTCTCTGGCAAGCTGCACTGGGGCTGATATGGCAAATCCGGGCGTACCCGATGACATACTGCTTAACACTCTCCACACACTCAAACGCTTTGACAACAACCAGGTACAAGCCGCTCACTATCTAGGCATACCCCGCTCAACCCTCATCAGCCGTCTTAATGCTGCCAAGAGTAGGGTTGCCGAAGGCTCTCTGCGCGTCGAAAAGCCGTTCGATCTTCCCAAGCTTCCCGATGGCTCACCGGATGCTGACGAGATACTAGAACGCCGAAAGAAGGATTTCAGCCGCGTTCGGGAATCGAAGGAAGCCCGTAAGCTCGTTGAAATCCCCATTCGCATAGATGGCCCTATCGGCATCGTTCATATGGGCGATCCACATGTGGACGATGATGGCACGGACATCGGCCTCATCGAGGAACACGGCAGAATCATAAACAAGACCGAGGGGCTTTTCGGGGCCAACCTCGGCGACATCCAGAACAACTGGATCGGTCGTTTAGCCCGGCTTTATGGCGAGCAGGCCACCTCCGCATCCGAAGCGTGGATACTCACCGAATGGCTGGTGAAGCTGATCCACTGGCTTTACCTCGTAGGGGGTAACCACGATTGCTGGTCTGGCGCTGGCGATCCGCTCAAATGGATTGCGAAACAGTCAGACAACCAACTCAGCTATCACGGTGCGCGTCTCAATCTGAAATTCCCGAACGGCAAGAGCGTTCGCATCAATGCCCGCCACGACTTCTCAGGGCATTCGATGTGGAACCCCGCCCATGGGCCAATGAAGGCTGTGCAGGGCGGCTGGCGAGATCACGTCCTGACTTGCGGTCACAAGCACACGTCATTCGTCGGCGGCCCTCTGAAAGACCCTTCCACAGGTTTGTTGTCGTGGGCGATTCGCTGCGCAGGTTACAAGACGTATGATCGGTACGCGGAAGAAAAGGGCTTGCCGGATCAAAACGCTTTCCCGGCGTGTGTAACGATCATTGATCCGAGATACGCAGACGATGACACGCGGTTGGTGACTGTCATTCCTGACGTGCAGGAAGGCGCTGAGTTCCTGAAATTCAAGAGGCGGAAGAAGTGAAGCATGACAACACGGTTTGCTCTTGAGCTAGAGGATTTTGGACCCTTCACCGTTGGCATCGACTACGACGTGAAGAACGGATGGAAGCCAAAGAGCGCGTTCTTCATTGATAGGGGCAAGCCCGGACACGACCTAGACGAGATTCTCTACAGGGTCGGGATCAAGGTCTCCAAGGCGATACAGGGCCGATGATGGGTAAATGCCTCGCCTACATCATCACAGAGGGCGGCAAGGATTACCTATGCGTTCTGGACGACGAAAGATCGAAGTTCGACCGTTTCGAGATCGGGCCGGAAGTCATGTGCAGGCTTGTTGTGGAATGCGGCGAGCGCGTTCTGAAAGCCTTCCCGAACACCTATGCACGCCGCATCAACGCAGAACCGATAAAGGGTGACTGATGAGCCTCCACATCACGCCCGCGATGATGGAGGCCTCCTACGAATTACTCCGAACTACGCCGCCCTTTAGGGGCTGGAAGCTTCCTCCGGGCGATGAGGTGGCCTTCAAGGTCATTCATTGCAATGACCGGTGCGGGGACTACGAACGTCTCTCTGACGGGACACACTGCATCCGCGCCAACGCAAAGTGGATCGGCTCCATCTGGGGCCTCCTTCGCCTTCTGGCGCACGAGATGATTCATCTGCGGCAACAAATAGCCTGCCCGAACGATCAATCGCACCACGGAACCGCATTCCTGACGGCGGCAAAGACAGTTTGCCGTTACCACCTCCTTGACCCAAAGGCTTTCTAATGACCGCTACCGATAACCTGAAATCCGCTCTAAGTGCTTGGGTAGATGAAACAGAGACCAATATACTGGGCCTTAAGTCCGGTTTAGGCTCAGTTGATGCAACCGTATCGGCATTGCAAACCGACATAGCTAATATCAAAACTGATATAGCCTCGTTAAAGGCTTCTGTAGCTGCGCTGACGCCAGTTCCCGTCGATCCGCCACCACCGCCACCTCCACCGCCCCCGCCTCCTCCACCCCCACCTCCGCCCGTGACGACACCTCCGGGCGATCAGGTATCGCTTCATATCGACATGCCACCATCCGGCTCTGCGTTGCCCGACAGCCTTTCCGTCGAAATCGTGCCGGATGATGCAACGCTTGCTCCGGTTATGCTGCGCGCGTCGGACGCCCAGCAGAAATATTCCAACATCAAGATGCCGAACTACGGCATCGAGCAATATCACTGGCGGACGGTTTCAGCAGACAAGTTGTGGCAAGTCCGGTTCATGCCGGATGTGGATGGAAAGCACCTCGATATCGGGCTGCGTTATGGCAGCGTGACGGTCAACGCCGCCAAACTGTTCGGAGCGTTCACGGCGAATGTACGTTATGGCGATACGCTTCTCGGGGCCATCAAATTCCCCTATATGCAGTGGTGCTCGGAAGAACGCTTCTCGACTGGTGACAGACCAGACGTTCGTACCGTGGCTCAACTCGTAGCCTCAAAAATGGTCCCAGGCATTAAGGCTACAAGCCTGCCAACACACATGCCGACGCTGGCAAAAGAACGCACAGGACCGATGTCGGTCTCAGACGTTTACGTTTACATGGGTGGCACAGGTGGCAGGTCCGATATTGGTTTCTTCCACGAACGGGCCGCTGCTTACATTGGAACGCAGGATGCGGGTATGCGTCGTTCGATGCACATCTGGGCAGAGGTCGCGAACGCAGGTCCGTGGCATGTCTACGACGATGAAGGCCGCGCTTGGGATTTCCAGAAGTATCCCGGCTCGACCATCTTCCATAGCGACACGGGTAACCCACCGCTCTATATGGCACCCAACAAGGTTGCGGCCTACCCCGATCTTCTACAGCCGGACGCCGCGCACTTCCCGAATCTTTCGTACCCCGAGGCAATGATCACGGGTGACCCGTGGCACGTCCGTAACCTTCTCATGCAGACCCACTACATCATGGGTATTGAGCATGGCGATGGTGGAGGAGCCCACATCAAACAACAGGCGAAGTATGGCCCCAAGACCTTCATCGTCGGCCTAGGGCAAGAGCGCGAATCCGCGTGGGATTTACGTCTGTGGTTTCTTTCATGGATCGCAGCGCAGGAAATCGAAGACGAAACGCTTCCGAGCGCTGACTTCTTCAAGCTCGGCCTCGATCACACTCGCGACTTCCTGATCGAGGAGTTCGTGAACAACAAGGAAGCCCGCTGCGCTATCTTCCACACCATGCCGCATCCTTGGAGCTACGATCCATGGATGCAAGACATGTTCAATAAAACCGTCGCCATCATGGAACGGTCGGGCAGGCTTCCCGACTGGCAGCCGATCTACGACTATTGCGCCAAGAATGTGAAGGATCGGCGTGACCCCACATCTGGCGCAAACATCAAGCATCCCACATCCTACAATGCCTATGGTGCCAAGATCACGTTCACGCCTGACAGTACCAACCAGGGAACGATGGGCGTAAGCACCCTGTTCTTCATGGGCTGGCCTGAGTTTGGCAAGAACGCATACAACGCGCCTGGGACGTATCGGCTGAAAATGGTCGATGACAAGAATTACACGCTCACGACCAGAGACGGCAGAATCCTGAAAGGCGTGCTCGGGGCCAACTATTTCGCCGGAGGTCTTGGGCCAAGCATCACACTGACAGGAACGCCAAAGGCTGGTGACGGCGCTACATTCCTCGTTACAGAACTAACCTCATGGGCTGAGTTCGATGAGGTGAACGCCAACGCTCCCGGCTATAACCCATCGATCACGGGCACAAACGACTACAGTCAGGAATATCTCGGAGCCATGCTGGCATTCTCCAAGAACCGTCCAGACATTGCAGCACTTGTCCCCGACATGATTGCCGATATGGCAGCGGCGAAACTCGGGTGCGGCTGGAAATATAGCTTCGAGATGTGAGGGTTAGATGGCCAAGTGCAACGCGAAGGCCTACCAAATCGAGCGACTTCCGGCGGGCGAGAAGATGCCTGCCGGAGCTTACGCGTTCATGGTCATGCCAGAAGGCTACCAGAACAGCGGCACAATCATGGGAATCGAACACGGCTGTCCGTGCGGCTGTGGCCAGAAATCGACGTTATTCTTCAAGGAATACACGAAGGATGAGGGCTGGATCGTCGAGAAGCCTTTTCCCGATGCCACACTGTCCCCATCGATTGGCATGTTTCGTGGGCAGAATCCGTATCACTGGCACGGCCATCTCCGCGACGGTGTGTTCGAGGAATGCTGAGAAGGCCGCCACTGCATTCATAAGCCGCTCACCTTCGGGCGGGCGGTTTCTTTTTCGGCCTCTCCAACCCGCTCAGTTTCCGCCAGCGATCCGCGTCAGACTGTTTCCAGTTCCGGGGCCATTTAATGCTCGTCCCATCCAGCAGGATGAACGGATTCTTGTTCTTATGGGCATCACTGAAGAAATCAACATACCCCGTAGTTTCATCCGCAAGGGGTGGTTTGCTGGGCCTCTTCATGGCCGATTCAACGTGGGGCAAGGCGTTTCGATCCTCCATCTCGCCACCCCTCCGGCAGATGCTTCTCACAGTAATATTCTGTCCTGCTACCCGTTCCACAGGCCCATATATCCGTAGTCGATCCACACCAGCATGTCGGGACGAACGGCGGGTTATCCCTCATCCATTCGAGCCATTTTACGATGCGTTCGTGCTCCCGTTTCTGATCGGCAAGCCATTTGGTTTTGTCGGACATGGGGGTATTCGGGCATGGGAACGAAG